GGTGCAGAAGGACTTTGCGGCCGAGATCCTACGGCGCATGTACGAGACGGGCGCGATCACGAGTCGGGTGCGGTTTGTCCCGATTGGCCCGAACTCCAACGGCCTGAAGATCAACGCCCTGGCCGAGACTTCACGCGCAGCCGGAAGCCGGTTGGGTGGAGTGCGGACCTACTGGGCGGGTGAATCTGGAAGCGGTACGGTCGCGCAGCCGGAGTTGCGTCAGTTGAACCTCGAACTGAACAAGCTCGTTGGTCTGTGGTACACGACTGAGGAACTCGAGCGTGACGGCGCTGCAATGGGCGCAATCGCCTCGCAGGCGTTTGCCGATGAACTCAACTTCGAGGTCGAGCAGGCGTTCTTCAAGGGCGACGGCGTAGGCAAGCCCAAGGGGGCTATGGTTTCCTCTTCGGTTGTATCGGTTGCCAAAGAGGACGGACAGGCGGCAGCCACCGTCGTCTACGAGAACGTGGTCAAGATGTGGGCTCGTTGTTGGGGTAAGAGCCGCCAGAACGCTGTATGGTTCATCAATCAGGACGCAGAGCCCTCGCTTTTCACAATGGGTATCACGGTAGGAGTGGGTGGCTCGCCGGTATTCATGCCAGCGGGCGGCGCTTCTTCGGCACCGTACTCTACCCTGTTTGGCCGTCCGGTGATCCCCGTAGAGTATACCTCTGCGGTCGGAACCCTGAACGACATCGTGCTGGCCGATTTCAGCCAGTATCTCGCGATCGACAAGGGTGCGCCAAGCACGGCAAGCTCGATGCACATCATGTTCCTGACGGGCCAGAACACGTACAGGATGATGTATCGGGTTGACGGGCAATCCACCTGGAACGCGGCACTTACGCCGAACTCGGCCGGCGACACGCTGTCGCCGTTCGTCAACTTGGCCGCACGCACTTAAAGCGCCCAACACGGCTTCAACCTGGGAGAATGACAAATGAGGTTTTCAGAGGAATTTGGAATCGTCCACGTCTTCGGCGCAATTGACGGTGCGTCGGGCGTGACCGGCGACTCGATCAACATGAGAGACGTGCACCACGTCTGTTTCTTGGTGAGTTTCGGCGCATTGACCGGGTCGTCTGACCTAACGGTCAAGACGGGCGCGTCTGCGGGTACGGAGACAACCGCCCTCACCTTCAACTATCGCTGGGCCAGCGAAGCGTCTGGTACTGCGACAGCCGACGTATACGGCGCGTGGGCTACGTCTGCCGCGCTTGAGATCACTGATGGCACGTATGAGGACCATCTATTGATCGTCGAAGTGGACGCGACCGAAATGACCGCGGATGAGCCGTGGTTGACGTTGTCGGTCGATTCGGACGCAACGGTAATCCTCGAAAGTTGTGTGGCAATCACAAGCAAGAGGCACACCGGACTAACACAGCCGACGAGCATCACATAAGTAATACGGGCGGGGCCGAAGCCCCACCTTCACCTCTAACTGTCCCGCCGCCTAGCAGCGGCGACCTTCGGGTCGGGACAGGGGAGAAACGACAATGGCAATGAGATTCAAGATGTACAATGGCATCCCTTGCATGTTTGACACCACGAGCAAGGAGTATGTGCCGTTTGGTGCTCCGGTCCATTTCTACGATGATTTTCTGGGGGCCAACGGTCTGGCGGCTATTCCTGCCGCGAGCTCTGAAGAGGCCGGTGTGCCGTGGGCTGTGGTCGATGTAGGTGACGCCACCCAGGCATTTGGTGCCGATGGTGCAAACGGCGCGGTGTTGCTGCATCTGGCCGCGACGAGCGAAGCAGAGGACGCCGTGCTTTGCTGGAACGACCAGCTAGGGCTTGATATCACCAACGGCGGCGTATTTCAGTTCCGGGCACAGATGGACGTGCTCTATGGCACTGGTGTCTGCGCGGTTGCCGGACTGGCCGGACCTCACAATCTCGCCAAGGACAGCGTTGCAAACCACGCATGGTTCCGCTGGGACGCATCGGCGGTAACGAAGGTCGAAACCGACGACACCACAACGGATAACGACGACGTAGCGACGGGCAAAACGGCGGTCGTTGACACGTACTACACCTACCGTATCGACTTTACCGACCTGACAGCTGTCAAGTTTTTCATTGACGATGTGCAGGTGGGGACGGCCACAACGTTCGACATGTCAGACCTGACGGCGGCAGAAAAGATCATGCAACCGTACTTCAGTCTCGACAAGGCGTCGGGCACGGGGCTCGGGGACATGAAAATTGATTGTGTTCGGTTCTGGGGTCCACGGGGCGCGTAATGAGCAACGGCGTCACGAACTTTAGTCCGTCGACGTTCCTCGAAAGCCTGGACCCCGCACGGGTCCAGGTGGTCGAGATTCATTGCCCCTATTGCCTTTATGGCACAGCCACAACCACGGTCACGGGGCCGACGATCATCACAGTGGGCGTACAACAAACAATCGACATGCGGCCGAAGAAATGCGACCAGTGCAAGCGGGATTTCCGCATTGGCTACCGCCAGGAATTCGTCGGCATACAGATGGAGGATTGAAAATGGCAGCACAAACACTCACCACGTCCGGTGGATCGCCGGGGTACGTGGCGCACATGAAAGAGCACCGCAAGCGGATTATGTTGTGCTACGACAGGGTGAAAGCGAAAGCGAAAACCAATCCAGGAGCGGCTGCCCGGCTTGCGCAGTACGACGCCACGCTGGCCCGGTATGACGTGGAGTTGGCGTCAATAGAGAAGGAGGGCTAAGTCATGGCCGCTGACAACTGGAAAAGATACCACTCGTTCCCCGAGTACATGGGCGACGGCACTATCGACATGGACGGTGACACGTTCAACGTGGCGCTGTTTCTATCGACTTCGGATTGCGCGACACTCACGGAAACAGTCTATGGCGGACTGACGAACGAACATGCCAACGCCAACGGGTACACTACCAAGGGGCAGGCGCTTGATTCGGTCACCTGGGTCACGTCAACGATCACGACCACGTTTGACAGTGCCAACGAGGTATTCACGGCCTCGGGTGGGTCGATCGTTGCGCGGTTTGCTGTGATTTTCTCCGATACGGCAGCCAGTGACGAGCTGGTGTGTTACTCGCTCTTGGACAACTCACCGGCGGACGTGATGGCCACGAACGGCAACACGTTGACGATCGCGATGCACGCCAGCGGGATTATGACCATCACCGGCGGGCAGTCGTAAATCATGGCTAGCGGAATGTACAATTCCGCCCGCCAACGCTTTCTGAGGGCCGGTATCGACTGGGAGGACGATGACGTTGACGTTCTCCTGGTGGGTGCTGGGTACTCCTTCACAGAGGCGGACGAATACGTCTCTGACCTTGTAGCGAGCGAATGTGGGGCCACCGACTATGCGCGGGTCAGTTCGACCGGGCGCACCGTTTCGGACGCAACGACCAGTGTAGCGGATGCCGCCGACATTACGTGGGCTGGACTAGGCGGGGCTACGGATGAAGTGGTGGGCGGCGCGGTGTTCTTCAAGAACTCAGGCACCGACTACGACGGTGGCACGATCAACGCCGACGCCAACCGTTCGGTGATCTGTTTCATTGACTTCACTAATTTCGAGACAGCCGACCAGGACACGACGTTGGTGATTCCGGCCGGCGGTGGCTTCGACTTGACCGGATGAGCAAGACCTTAATCACATTGGAGCAACCCGACGAGGTCCGCGGTAGCCCTACCGTGGTGAATGCGGTGCCTCCTATCGCCGCCTCTCCTGCTCAGTCGGCGTTGACTGTGACTGCGTACACACCGACTATCACAGTTACTAATATCGGCACTGAGTTCAATTACTACATGAGCCCAAGCGGCAACAACGGCAACAGCGGGTTGACCGAATCCACGCCCTGGGCGACGTTCGCGTATGCGCTCGGTCAGGTGAACGCGGGGGATAAACTCGGCGTAATGGATGGCTCGTACTCTGAGGCAATAGGCACCGTTCCTGCCGCCGTCACCGTTCAGGCGGTGAACGATGGTGCTGTGACGTTGACGGGGGCGTTTAATCCAGGTGGCGCGTCCGGGCACGTTGTGCAGGGCATGAAGGTCGTTAGTAGTGTAGCCAAGTATCTGGGCGCGAACGGTATATATCGCCGGATGTCGTTTGTTGGTGGTCCTGCGATGAGTGGTGCGGGTGCAGTCAATACACTCTGCAACGGTAACAACATCAGCGTATACGAGTCGGCATTCTACGGTTCGGGCGGGCGTTACTTGCTGATGTCCTACCAGTCGGACAACAACTATTTCGAGGATATTATTTTCCGGCCAGATGGTGGCTGTACGTATGACGGGTCGAACCCAGCGGCGGCCATGAATATGTACGATGCTGAGGGCTGTGAGGTCGTGCGAGGTATCCTGATTGACGGTATCTACGACGCTTCTATAGTCGTGCTTGGTGGGCTTGGGATGAACACCCATACCACCACACCCAACTGCGGCAAGTACACGCAGTGTGTGTCGCTCAACACAGTCCAAGGATACTTCTGGGGTGATGGTAGCGGCATCTTGAATGGCGCAGAGTTTGAAGATTGTATTGAAACAGGGGATACTCCGTATGGTGCGTGCATTGCGTGGCAGCCGAGTAACGGTGGCGCTTGTTCGGTGACGCGGATGCTGAGCGACGATAGGTGTTATGTCTACGGCGGGTCACTGGTTCACACAAACAGTCTTATAGCCTCTGGTGGTACGGGATGCACCGGAGTGATTAACGGCGACGGCGCAAATCTGACGCTCAATACCGATTTCCTGAACGACCCAAGGTGGGCCACTGAGATGAACACGGCTCCAGGGCGTGGATGGTATGACTCAGGGCTGTCTCTGGGCGCATACGTGCAAGCCGGGATAGACGCGATCTAATGGCTGTCTTTCTGACCGAGAACTTCACTGGTGCCGACGGCACAACGCTCCAAGTGCTCAATACGGATTGGAAAAAAACTGGCGGCGCATCTAATCTTGTCGTTGCCAGTAATGCCGTGTTGAGTAACGGCAACTCTAATATCGGCTACTACTACAACGATGTGGATACCCCGGCGGGGGCAGATTATTGGGTAGAGGCTACAATATTAGCGACCACCGGCAAAACTAGCCCCACGATTGGCCTGCGGTGCACATCGGCGGGATACGGATACTACGGGTACTACGTCAATGGTACGTGGTACATGTTCAAAAACACGAGCGGTGGCGGTGTCGCTTTAATTGGGACGCCTTACGCTGGCGACGACGCTAGTAGTGGCGTGACTGCTCGACTGACCGCCACCGGCACGTCGATAACGTTGAGCATCAACGGCACAGATCGTGTGTCGGCTACCGACAGTGATATTACGGCGGCTGGATATGCAGGCTGCGGCACTGCGTATTCTGACACGACAGGCAACTACCTGGACACCTACACGGCTGAAGAGGCCGGTGGCGGTGTCGAAGTGGCCCCTGGTGTCGCCGCAGTCGCGGTCACAGGCTACGCTCCAACTATCGCAGCCACGGCACACGTATCGATCACAGCTGGCCTGTGCGCTGTGGCCCTAACGGCGTTCGCGCCGACGATCACGGCTACGGCCCATGTCTCGGCGGAGCCGCCGCCGTCCGCTGTGGCCCTAACGGCGTTCGCGCCGACGATCACGGCTACGGCCCATGTCTCGGCGGAGCCGCCGCCGTCCGCTGTGGCTATCACGGGTTACGCCCCAACAGGCACGACCACAGGATACGTATCTGTAACGCCGGGTGTATCTGAGATCGCGGTCACAGGATACGCACCAACTGTTACAGCAACAGCGCACGTATCTGTAACACCTGGTGTCGCGGCCGTAGTAGCCACGGGCTACGCCCCAACCGTCACTGCGTCCGCTGGCACTACGGTGACGCCCGGTGTGTCTGAGGTTGTCGTAACGGGATATGCGCCGTCGATTGTCGGAACGGTCCAGTTTACCACAATCCACGCGACGATGTCCGTTGCTGTCGGCTCTGGTATCGACTTCAACCTTGAGCCCGGCCCGGCGGCGCTGACCGTCACGGGGTACGCGCCCACTGTTACGGTTACTAATCGGATCACTGTGACGGTCGGTGTCTGTGATGTAGGTATAACGGGGTACGCGCCAACAGCAACAGCGAGCGCCAGTGCCGCCGTGACCGTTGGCACGTCTGCAATATCTCTGACCGGGTACGCGCCGACAGTCACGGCGGCCGCAAACGTGGCAGTGACGCCTGGTGTATCGGCTATTGTCTTCACGGGGTACGCCCCAACGGCCACCGGCCCTTCATCCGCCATACCTGGAGCCTGTGAACTAACGATTACCGGGTACGCCCCGACCCCGGCAACAACTGACCGCATCAGTGTCGCGCCAGGTGTGTCGAGCGTGGTGCTTACGGGCTTTGCGCCCGTGGTCACTTACACGGGGCACCTCCGAGTTACGCCGGGCGTGGCTCAGGTAGTGTTTAAGGGGTATGCGCCAACGGCGACCGCTTCTATCGTTAGCGTGGCGACTGTGACTATTGACATCGCCGCGCAGGAACGAAGCATCGATATAAGTGACAGCCGCACAATTCTCGTGGGGCCACAGTAGGAGGGCATATGGGCAAAGTGCAGCCGATGGACCCGCAGTCAATATTGACCTATTCACACGACTGGTCCGATTGGCTAACCGGGGACGACACCCTGACGACTTCGACGTGGTCGGTGGACCCGGAAGGGTCTCTGGCTGTGGATTTGGATAGCAACACCACGACGACTACGACCGTCACGCTTTCGGGGCCAACAAAGGGGCTCGTCTATGAGGTTATCAACCATATCGTGACGGTAGCGGGTGAGGCGTGCGACAGGATGATTACCATACGGGCGGGTAACCGATGAGGACCACACGCACGGTAGACCCGACCAAGGAACCAATCAATCTGGACGAGGCTAAGGACCACTTGAGGCTCGACGGTACGGATGACGACGCCTACCTGATGGCCCTTATCGTTGCGGTACGGGAACGGACAGAGGACCGGACGCGCCGGGCTCTGATAACGCAGACGTGGGAAGGCGTGCTCGATCGGTTCCCATCCAGCCGCGAGATATGGGTACGGCACCCAAACCTGCAGTCTGTGACGAGCGTCACATACGAGGATGAAAACGGCGACACACAGACCTTTTCCTCTTCGAGCTACTACGTGGACACGGTCAACACATACGGCCGTATATCGCTCGAGGACGGCTATTCGTGGCCGGGCACGGAGAACAGGGCGAACGCAGTGACGGTGACGTTCGTTGCGGGATATGGCGACGATGCCAACGACGTGCCTCAGATGCTGCGTCAGGGTATGCTGATCCTTTTGGCGCATTGGTACGAGCTACGCGAGCCGGTGATTCTCGGTTGCACGCTTGCCAATGTGCCGGAGTCCTACAACGCGATCGTGTGGAATTATCGCGTTGATGGCTTTCCGGGTAACGCCTGATGGCGTGCGGTAGCTTGAGGGCTGGCCGGATGCGGTTCCGGGTCGCCATACAGGCGAAGACGGACGCCAAGGGCTCGTCAGGGCAACCCGTGGGCACCTGGGCTACCTGGAAGACGGTATGGGCCGGGATCGATCCCCTGAAGGGCACTGAGCTTTTCACCGCGCAAGCAACCGAGGCCGCGCACGAGGTGGTATTCAATATCCGGTATTTGGCCGGAGTAACGGTCGAGCATCGGATTTCGTGGGACAGCCGGACGTTTGACATCAAGT